AACTGGTGCTGCATCGCATTGTCTACGAGGCCCTCGATGCGTAGTTCCGGTTCGTGGTGGCGGTCGATGTACCCCTGGGCTAGATCGAGGACCTGGGCATCATCGCTGAGGGGCAATCCAGTCTCGACCTTGGTGCGCCAGTTGTAACGCTGATAGGAGGTGGTGTCCTGGGCGACCTGCTCCGTGCCACCCTCTCTGGTCAGCCGCACGTCGTTCAGGATCAATGACTTGTCAAAGACGAGCGTGATGTCCTTATAGCTCATCCCCGAACCGTCATCGGCCCACGTACGGGTAGAGAAGTCCGGTGCGCTGTTCGGTCCTCGCTCCAGGAATGTGAAGATCCCCGCCCGGTCGACGTAGAACCAGCCCTGCTCGACCTTGGTCATCGACTGGATGTGCTCCAGGACGTTGGCGTTGTTGAGGGTCACCGCCGCGACCGTGGACACTCCGGTCTCGATCGCCATCTCGGTAAGACCGAACCCCGCCGCCAGCAACACGGCCTCGACCCGCTCTCCGGTCTGCTGCTGGGGGAAGGCCCCCGAGACCTTAGCGCCGTCGTTTGCCAGGAGCTCGAAGCCATCGACCAACTGAATGGTGACGATGTTGTCACCCTCGTCGGGGAACGTGATCGGCCAGGATTCCACGAACCCCTGGAATACGGGGTAGGTGATGAGGTTCCACGTCGCCAGGATGCGGATGCGTCTCAGGGGGATGATGTCCGGGTAGTAGGGGGAGCTCACGTTGAACGGCGTGAAGTGTCCGTCGCGGTTGTCCAGGACGAGATGCCCCGTACCAGCCTCGGCCGTGCGCTCCAGCTCGCGCTGGCCACCGCGGTCCGTCGAGCCAGAGCGGACCCACTGCGTGATGTCCTCGTCCCAGGAGATCACCGAGATCCGGTCGAGGGTGTTTCCACTGTCGAGCAGTGACTTGACCGGATCGTCCAGGACAAAGCCGAACTTAATTAGGTCGTCGCGGTCCAGCTCAACTATCAGGCCGGGGATGTTGCCCTGCGTGGGGAGGGTTACGCTTTCCTTGGGCAGGAGTGTGATGAGGGGCATCTAAAGACCCGTACCAGCGTTGCGGTTACCAAGCTTGCGGAGTTCATCCCTGGTGATACGGGCCAGGGTTTGGCCGTTCACCTGGAGGACGATGTCACCGTTGATGCCGCCGAAGCCCATCTCGTTATTGACGCCGGAAATCGCCTCGCCCTTGTGGATCATCGCCAAGCCTGAGCGAGTGACAAATCCGCCGTGCTGAGCCTGGGGCGGTACCCCCCTCCCCGCGAATCCACCGGGTTGGAGGCCCTCCGGTCCAAGGATGCTCGCCAGGCTTCGGAGTGCGTCGATCGCATTCTGAATCCAGCCGACAAGAGTCTGTACCACACCGATGATCCCGTTGATCACCGCAAGTACCGGCCCGGAGATCGCCTGCCATGCCCCGAGGAAGCGGTCTTTTATCCAGCCAGCGACGTCGCTGATGACGTCCCCGACCTTCTGGAGGGCACCAACGATCGGCTCAGCCAGGTTCTCCCTGACCCAGTCCACGACCTTCATGAACGCCTTCACGATCTCGCCGACAATGTCGATAACGACGGAGATCGCAGTCACAACGAGAGCGAACTGCGCGAGGATGATCGTTGCCATCACCAGCACGGCTGCACCGATGACCTTGAACACCGGCATGAGATCCTTGAGGGCGGGCAGCAGCTTGTCTTTCAACGCCCGCCAGGCCGTCTCGAACAGGGGGACCAGGACACTGCCGATTGTGTCGATGACGGGGCCGACTGCCTCAACGAATGCCTTCCATGCTGCCGGCGCTTCGTCCTGGAGGAACGCGATGACGACCTGCAGCTTCTCGGCCAAGAAGGTGATAGCCGGCGCTAGTAAGCCCCCGATCGTCTCGGCTAGGTTCTCGAAGGCGACGGATACCTTCCCCGAGGCCGTCGCCTGAGCCTCTGCCGAACCGGCGAACTGCGACGTCACCTCCGCGAGGATGACCTTCTGGGCCTGCATGAGGTTGCCGGAGTCAACCAGTTTCCCGATGACGTTCTCTTGTACCTCCGAGAACTGCACACCAACGCGGCGCAACGATGTCAACCCGGTTATTGGATCTTGCAATGCCTTGCCCAGTTGAACCGAGGCGGTCTTCATATTGATAGTGCTGCCCGAAGCCGCGGCGTACCCTGCCGCGAGGTCAGCCGTAATCCGCACGGTCTGGTCGAAGATGTCGTTGCCTGCCCCGGCTTCATTACGGATGTTCTTGAACGTCAGGAGCATGTTCGCGCCGGCTTGGATCGCCTCGTCGTCCACACCAGCCACCCGTGAGATGGAATCAGCGAGCTGGTCCACGTGGCGGGCCGTTACGTTGGCGACGCCGCCCGTGGACTTCAGGACGGCGTCGGTCTGTTGCATGACGTTCTCGGCTTCCTCGAACTTCTTGAAAGCGAAAGCCGCCCCGGTAGCCAGGGCGGCGAGTCCACCGATGGCTATCTTCAGGCCGGTGGAGAACTTCGAGGTGCGCGCCTGAACGTCTACCGTCAGCGTGGAGATCGTGGGGATGGCGTACCTCCGTTCTCGGCCATCTCGAGCAGCCGGGCGAAGCCCGCTGCGGGGTCTGCGCGGGGGATGTCGCACCAGTGGGGCAGGAACTCGGTCAGCTTGCGCTTGGGCTTATAGTTCGCGTTGTAGATCAGATACGCCAGCACAGCAAAGTTGAGGTCGATGCGCTCATGTATCAGCAGCGGGCCGTACAGTTGCTCGAACGCAGCCCACTCCGTTAGCTCGGAACTGGTGACTTCTCCGAGTTCATCTCTGGTACGGCCGAGAGCAAGGGCGAGTCGGTAGGCCCGGACTCGCTCCGGGCTGGCCCGAAAGCCGCCATCGCCTCATCGAGCTCCTTGGTGGTGAGCCCGTTCAGCTTCGCTGCCTCAGCAAACAGACGCAGGATCAGAGGGAAATCCTCCTTCCCCAGCAGTGCGGCGTCCTCGTCTGTCAGGGTACGTTCCCCGTGCTCATCCACCAGGCAATGCAGCAGCACCTTGACCGGCATGTCCTTCGGCTCGACGCCTTCGGATAGCGCGATCTGGTCGTCCACCGTGAGCTTGCGCAGATAGACCGTGGTACCCCACTCGGGAACGTCCATCGGCTTCGGCTTGCGATCCGGCCTAGTCTGCGCTGCCTCGATCTTCTCTCGTAGCGTCAAGACGGGGTCACCACCGAAAGGCCCGGGGAGACTATCTTGAACGTGACGTGCGCCTCGTAGGCCCCGTCGTCGGTGGCTTCCTCGGCGTACTTGGTCGGTAGACCGGGGAACCGGATAGCCCGTGTGGCGAACGCCGGGTGCTGGAGTTCGTAGTTGCGTGCGACCGGAGTCGAGGCGTCGTAGTCGGTCTTCAGCGCGACATGCTGCGCGTCAGCCGGGTCGAACGCGATCACCAGCTCCACCTCGGTTCCTTCCTGACGTCCGACGACGAAGTCGGCCCACGAGTCACCGTGGGCAGAGACGTCGATCAGGTTCCGCTCAGAGCCGACCTCGTTGAGGGACATGATCTGGCCGACCGTGACGTAGGTCGAACCCGTCGAGTTCCGTTTGAGAAATCCATTGAATCCTGCAACCTTTGCCATGACACCCCCCTCCTATGGAAGACGGATAACGGCGCAGGTAACAGTGGTCAGGAATGAGTTCGTGACCGTCACCTGTCCGTTCGAGTTGTTGAACCGCGATGGATCAAATGGGCCGAAGCACCTTTCGGTCCCGGCAGTGATAGTGCTGCCGCCGTCGTGATCGCCGCCCTGATTGCAGGCGGTCAGCGAGTCGATCGCAACCACATCGGACGAGCCACCGCCATTCTTGATGTAGATCACTGTCCTACCGTCATTGGCGAACACGTCGCTCGATGCCACCGCGGTGTACGTCGGCACAAACCCCGTGGCTGAGCTGTTCTGCACTGTCAGCGTTGCCATCTTGCCTCCTTATGCCTCTACCGCTGCCTTGAAGATCGCGGCCATCGAGACCACGACCCCCGGTACTGCCGCAACGGCGGACTGTTCGCCATACCGCTGGGCTGCCATGTAACGAGTGCCGCTCTGGACGAAACGGTCGTAGGGGGCATCTGAACCGACCTTCGCCGTGGCTCCGCTACCGACCGAGTTCTCCTCGACCGACAGCAGTGAGACGAGCCGGCCCGTGTCCCTGGGGGCCCGTGAGGCCATCTCGCGTTGGACGGTTTCCCCGCCGGACGATGCCGCAGGGCCAGCCGCCAGCTCAGCCTGGATACGGACACGCTCCAGCGCCGCCTTGGTTTCGGCGATCCCCAGGATGCGCAGGCCGCTGTTAGCCAACACGCACCGAGCCGAAGTCAGACAGGGCCATCTTCTCCCCCATCGTCAGGAACACCTCCGGCGCGTAGCCGGAAGATTCCATCAGCGTCGAGCCCATCGCCTCCGACGCACTACGCTCGTTCAGCGTGTACGCCCTGGAGGCTGCCTCGAGGCAGGTGCCCTTGATCGCCTTGTATTCGTCGGTGGTCTCGGTGTAGCCGTGAGTGTACGTAACCGTTGCCCCTGAAGACCAGCCCATCTCCGAGAGCTCGTGGATGATGCCGGCCCTTGTGAAGCGGTAGTTCGTGTACGGCACCAGCCCCACGACGATCGACGACACCGCCGTCACCGGCCTCTCTGGCAGGATGAGCCGGTCCCAGTCAGTCTCCGGGAAGACCACCACATCTAGCGCGACCTCTGAGAGCGTCTGTGCCGTGTAGCGGCGTATCTCCGCGGAAGCTAGGTCTAGGAACAGTTGCATCCTTGCCAGGTCGGCTGGCTCGGAGTTGCCGATGAACTGCGAGAGCTCGGCAGCGGTGGCGAACGAATCACTCACAGGTAAGCGTCCACCGTCAGCGTGACGTTGGTATTGGCCGAGTAGACCAGCTTGAGGTACCGCCACTGCCTAGCGGGCAGCAGGTAGTTCGTTGTCACGGCCGTGGTGATGACGATGGCTGCATATAACACCGTCTCGGGGCTACCCACCAGGGTATAGGGGATGTTGTAGAAGCTCGTTCCATCGATTGACCCCTGGATGTTCACCGTGACCGTTGGTGTGGCACCGATCGCCGAGGTAATGACGACAGCACCGGGTCGCTCCCGGCTTCCTCGGAATGCGGTGTTTGTACTGTCGCCGTTACCGGTCTGTGCATCCGACAGGCGGATAGAAGCCTCGCCACTCTGCATTCCGAGGAGCGCCATCAGGCATCCGCCTCCAGCTTCACTGCACCGGTCTCGGTCTTCTTAGTCTTCGGTGCCCTAACGTATTCGGCCCAACCAGTAGCGACCACCGTCGCCGCGATGGCTTCCTCGAGCTCTACGACGTCGGAGCCGGCGACTTCGCCCACACCCAGCGCAGTGAAGCCCGTGGGATACAACACGAGCACCTTTACCTTCGCCATAGTTCCTCCTGTTCTGGGGGAGGGGAGGGCCGAAGCCCTCCCCCCGTGTCCAGCGGTCCCCCAGACCTTAGGATGCGCCGTTGCGGTAGAACTTCACCGCGCCCGATGCACCGTTGATCAACTGCTTCGAGTCGGTACGCAGGCTCGACCGGAACGCGACCAGGCCGTTCAGGAACCGGAAGTCATCCGAACGGTCGAACTGCACCGTTGTGACATCGCGGAACGCGAAGTAGGCACTGAAGTCGCCGAACGCGATCGAGTATGCGTTGATCGCCATCGCGGCCACTGCGGGGTCGGTGACGACCGGACGCCCCAGCAATGAGTCCGGCTGGCCGGCCTGAAGACCGGGCTGCCAGATGAAGTTACCGAGGCCCGTGCCACCCGTGTCATCACGCAGCCTGCGGATGTACGCGGCCGTCGAGTCATTCATGACCCAGAAGGCGCGTCCCCGGTAGCCGGTGACGATCGAGTGATACAGGTTGATCAGGTCGTTCGCCAGCACCGTCACGCCCGAACCAGCGCCGCCAGTCACGCCGGCCGTCGGGGCGTTTGCGATCCCCTCGGGCTGTGCGGTGCCGGTGCCGGTGACGTTGTACGTGCCGGTAACCGTTCCGATCGCGGTGCCCGCAGCACGGCCCAGGTACCCCAGCAGGTCGACCGCCGAGTCCTGGATCAACTCGGTGGAGACCTCCGTGAGCTGGCCGAACTTATAGGCGTTCATCGTGACCTGCTTGAACTGGGCATCGTTCTCCAGGAACGCGCCGGCCTCAGCCACCAGTGTGGCCGTACCGTGACCGGTGGTCGCCGGAACGAGCAGGTTCTCACCTGTCGAGGTCGAGAAGACCTGCGCGTTGGTCCGACGGATGCCGTTGTTCTCGATCAGGTGCTCCTGGAGCGTCCGAACGAACCCGGTCGGGATCAGCTCGGCACCGTCAGTCGCAACGCCCTTAGTCAGGTCATGGCGCTCTAGGTCGATCGAGCCGTCCACACCGGGATTCGCCGCCATCGATCCGAACTTGACCGTGATGGTCTTCGGTGCCCAGGTGTCGGAGTCCGGCAGACCAGCCTTCAGCCAGTTCCGCATCCGGTCCTCGAAGGAACGCTCTGCCGTCTCGATAACCCTGGGGTCACGGACGACCTTCTCGAACCGAGCACGCTGCTCGTCGAGCTGCTTGTCGTTCTCCTGCATGTCGAGGAGGTGGGCAATGCGTTCGCCCTTATCGGCGAAGTCCTTGTCCAGTGCCTCCCATTTGGCTTTGTCCTCAGCGGACTCGCCATCGACGTTCGCCTCGATCTGGGACATCAACTCTGTCTGCTGAGCCCGGATATTGAGGCGGTCATCGTGGAGCTTCTGGATCAGCTCCCTGATTTCCATCTGTCCTCCTTTAGGACTGGGACATACGGGCCATCTCTGCGGCCAATTCTGTGTCGCGCTGGTCGCCAGCCCGGAGATGCTCGATAAACCAAGTGGACCGGCTCACCACGAGAGTGCTTTCGCGGCTCTCGTCGGCGAGTGGTTCGGCTTGGGTGGTGAACTCGTTGAGGGAGTGCAGGCTCGCGGTAGCCGCGGCGTTCGCCGGGAATGTCACTGGCCCGAACTCCCAAAGGGCGACCTCATCGAGGTTACGCTCGGTGCGATCGTCGTTGAATGACTCCTTGGTGGTCTCGAACTGGATCGACATGGCCCGCAGTGCCCCGGCCTTCAGCGAGGCGACGATCGGGTCGAATTCTGGGTGGTCGATGATGTCCGCGGCGATGCGGAGTCCATGTGCGTCCTGCTCCATCTCCCTGACCACCGCCACCGGGGACATCCCCCAGCGTGCGTCCATGCCGTGGTTAACGAGCACCTGGACCCGCTCGCGGTTCTCCTGAAGCGTCTTGGTAAACGCGCCGGGTCGAACGAACGTGGTCTGGGAGTGATGGGTGGTCCCCGAGTCGATTGGGTGATTGAACACAGAGGCATAGCCGGTCAGTGTGCGGCCCGTCGCTTGGACTCGGGCTAGCTCCATCGGGAACGATGCGAACTCGCGTTCTCTCATTGATCCTCCTCGGGGGGTGCCTGTGGAGCGGCGGCCGCCGGCACGGGTTCGGGCTCCAGCGGTGTCCCGTTCGCCTCGAGCACCCGCTCGTTTAGCGGGATCATGTAGCGGTCGCCGCCTGGTCGCGGCGGGAGGTCGAGCAAGGCTCGCTCCTCGTTCGCCGACATCAAGCCATTCGTAACCATCTTCACCATGACCTCGGCCTCGGTCTGAGAATCCGCACGCAGCAGTCCACGCTGGTTCAGGCGGACGAACTGCCCGGGAGGCAGCAACGAGGAGAAGGCCGACTCCAGACGGACGATGTGTGGCATCAGGGTGAATCGGACGAAGCCGATCGCCTGCTGTTCGATGCCGGTTCCCCAGGAGGTGTTCTTCTCCTCGAGGCCGACCATGTGCGCCGGGACGCCGTAGAACCGTGCGATGTCCTCGACCTGGAACTTGCGCGTCTCGAGGAACTGCGCTTGCTCCGGGGGGATCGTGATCCCCTGCCACGTCGCGCCACCGCTAAGGATGCCGGGACGGTGTGATCTGTCAGAGCCACCGTGCTCTGCCTCCCATGTCTCACGCATGAGCTCGACGTGCTCGCGGGATGCTGCCGCCGTGCTGGCCGGCAGTTGGATAACCCCGGACATCGTCTGACCGCGTCCGAAGAACTTGGCCCCAAACTTCTCCCCGACCAGGCCGAGCCCGATCGCCTGCCGTGCCTGCTCCAGAGGGGACAGTCCACGAAGCCCGCCAGCGCCGGCGAGTCTAATGTGCAGCACCTCGCCGAAGAACCCCTCGACACTGTCCGGACTGAACCGGGAGTATTCGGTCTGCCCATCCACGAGGAAGTAGATGCGTCCCGTGTTCTCACGTCGCCGCACCTGCACCCTGTGGGGGTTTATCGTCCAGATCTCCCGAGGGAACCCCGAGGCATCCCGTGCGGTGATCAGGACGAACGCATTACCGTCCATGAGCAGCGATTCACAGACACGCTCGTGGAACTCG